GATGTAGAAACAAAATCTGTCTTTGCGTTTGTGATTGCATTATCAGATACAGTTGTTGCAACACCTACTGCATTTACATTACCAAGAACTAATATGAAATCTATCGCATCACTAGAAGTTAAGGCACTTGAAAATGTTATTGTTGATCCGCTTATTGTAAATGAAGAATTAGGTTTTTGTATTGTACCATTTAAAGATACCAACATATGATTTGCACTCTCTGGCACAAAGTTTGCTGAGTTTCTTTGTAAAGTATAACTTGCAGTAGCTGATGTTGTAATATTATCTAAGACTACAAAATCTCCCGTGACAGGTGGCACTCCGATATAGGACATTACTTCAATACCTCTTCTGGAAATGTGTATGCTTGTACTTTTTCTACAGTATCTAAACCTTCTGTTGCGTCACGCAATTCTTGTCTATATTTTTTCATTTCATTACTCATAACTAAATCACTACTTGCTGTCCAATCTGTTTTTGTAAGTAAATTATTTCTTTTAACTCTTAAATTACTTAATTCAATTTCTAAATCACTAGGTGATGGATTGTCTGCAATTCTTTGATTATATTCTGTTAATTCTTCAGCAGTCATATCTCTTATTAGTCCATTATCTACTTTCTTCATGATTGCTTTACTCCAAAAACTTGTACATGGTATTCATCTATATTTTGAGCAGAACCCATAAATCCAAAGCCAGAATGATTACCTGCACTTAAATACATAAAACTTCCTGTTCTATTTACTGTTAGAGCTGAGCTTTCCATTTCAAGAATATTTGCAGTAATTTGAGTAGTTTTAGAACTTACTGCAGGTTTAAAAAACAATAAATTACCTGCTATAGAATTATGAGTATTTCCATCTTCAAATGTTCCAGATATTTGAAAATAAGTGCTGCTGTTATAATCTATAGCACTAGCTGATCCGTCACTTTTTTTTCCAGAAAGAGTTTGTCTATATGATGAACCTGTTAAATAACTACCACTTGATCTTAATCTTAACCAACCTATTGTTTGTCCTACATAATTTAAAATAAAAGTCACATAGTAAACATCATAATTAGTTGTAAATAAATCAAATGAAATATCACCAAGATTAACACCTGTAGCACTTCCCCCACCAAGTCTTACTAGACTTGGGTCTCCTGCACCTGTGACTGTACCTGTAAAAGCATAGTTATCAGTTAAATCAAATCCGTTTGCTTTTATTAAATTAAATGGCATATTTATTCCTTTGGATATTTATCCTTAATTGGTTTAATCATTTCTTCTTTCCATTTATCAATACCATCATGGTATATCTTATCAAGTTGATCTTCAATACTAGGGTACTCTCCTATTCTGTTATAAACATATTCATTTGGATCTTTCCATGCCTCAACTTTTGACCAATCTATAGAAACTTCTTTTTCATTTATATCTTTTGCAATTATGTTTTTTTTTGTTTCACCTTGAACATAAACTACATCATTATGAATTGACCTTATTGCTTTGTGTAAATCTGCCATTATGACAATACTTCCATTAATGTTATTGCTGATGCTGTTCTTTGATATTCACTTGAATCTGTATTAATATGAGTTCTATTTATATAAGCAGTTCCAGAGCCTGTACCCCTTGATGCAAATTGATATGTTACTGTGACCGCTGATGTTGTACTAGGAGTTAATACAAAATTAAAAGTATGAACTAATAAAGTGTCTTGTCCTCCAGCTTCATTCTGTTTACCAGATGATGTTCTTATCCTATTTCCTTCAGCATCACCTATAAAAACATTTGTTGTTGAACCTCCACTCACTGCTTGAGTAAATCTTCCAACATGTAAGCCATTTGAATTAGATGAACTTCCTGCATTTACGGTACACATAACTAAAATTTTACTTGTAGTTGCTGTTGGAGTAAGACTTGCTGATAATGAACTGTCTGTAAAATTTCCGTCAGATGCTTTTACAGTGGTACTTGCAGGTATGGTGAAGTTCGTCGTAACTACTTGACCAATTTTTCCGCCTGTATCATCACCAAATGATAATGTACCACTTCCATTTGTTTTTAATACTTGACCATTTGATCCGTCAGATAGATTTAGTTCAGTAATACCAACTGAATTTGCTGAGGGTTGTTGTGTTAGTTTTACTGTATTTATGTAATGAACCTCTACGACATCTGAACTGACAAGAGTACCACCAAGAGTTAAAGTCTTGTTGCCTGTTCCACCTACAGAATAGTTTGTGCTATCCTGTTTAACAAAATTAACAAATACAATGATGTCGTTTTCTGAAGCAATATCGTGTGTGAGAGTAACAGTTGTTCCTGTTGTAGATGTAAATCTATCTAGCAGTCCACTTGTAAATCCTGCTTTTGGTTGTACTCCAATATAACCCATATGAAACCTATGTAATCTCTAAAATACTTAGTGAAGCGTCTATCTTACCTGCAACAGAACAATCTATTTTTATAATATCCGTTGCTTGAACAACAACTTTACCACCTGTTAAAATTTCTAATGGTGATCCTACAGGAACTGAAATATCTTTTGCTAAAAAGACAGTTTCGTTTGTTTCTGTATCTGAAGTATCTGAAACTAATTGAACACTAGCTGTCACTCCTGTTGTATGAATATTACAAAGTACAAGACCAATAACAACTGTAGTTGTTGATGATGGTACTGTGTATAAAGTAAGCGGTGTTCCTGCTGAACTTGGCATAGCACCATTTGTTTTTACTTTGAATGTATTTGCCATCTTTTACCCTAACGCAATCGCTAATGGTAAAGCATTAGGATCAGTTTCTGAAATCGTACCTGTCACAGATGCTGTACTTGTTATTGCGTTGCTTGTTATATTAATACTAAATAATTCAATGTTATCAGATCCGTCATTGATTTTTATTTTAAGAAAACCACTTGTTCCACTATCCACCCAAATCGTGCCTTGTGCTACTGATGAGGGTGCTGAACTACCAATATGTGCTGTGTTTAAAGCACCTAAAATATTGTTTAATTCAGTTCTAAAAGCTGAAAATCCTTGATTTGCTAAACTTACATCTGATACTTGACTCATTTAATTAATTACTACCTTTTTTTTAAGATGATTGCAAACCAAAACCTTTTGCCATGTAATCAAAAGTTCTATCTACATTTGCACCTGCTGAATTGAAAAAGTTTATAGTAAATCCAGATCTTGTCTTGCTTGTTAATGTATAAAAATCTCCTGTTTGCATATTCTGAGTTGCTATACCGACAGCAGGGGTGGAATGGAATGGATTTGTATATGTGACTGCTCTTGTTCCAGATGATGTAGCCAAATCATTCTCTGAGAATATTCTTTCTTCCATATTTAGTTTTATGGTGATTGTTTTGACATTACTTGATGTTTGGGCATCATCATTTGTAAGTTTTAATCTAAATTTTGCAAATTTGAATTTAAATGTAGCTGATTGTGTAATATCAACAAAAGTTGTGCAATCTGCTAAAGATGTTGTAGATGTTGCTATCTGAATTCTGTGAAAAGCTGTTAGTTGCTCATTACCATCAAAAGGTGCTTTTGCATCATCAAAAAATAATGATCCTCTACCACTATCAAATTTATCATATGGGTTTTCTGCATCTAGTGAAATTGTTGGCTCGATATTACCATCAAATATATTAGTCAAAGACAAGCTATTAACAAAATTATAGAACCCTTTTGCATCTCTGTTTGAATTAAAGTTGTTTGGATTTGATGTTGTATCAGTTCCACCTAATTCAAAATCTCCCTCAACACTATCAAAGTTTCCTGCTGTATCATCAAAGTTTGTTACTGTATCTAGTGTTAAAACTGTATCACCAGACTCATCTACTTTTACTGCTAAAGGTAAAGAAGTGTCCATCTGATCTTGTGCAGTCAAAATATTTGGTGTTTCAGTAAATTGTTCAATTTCTTGGTATGCTTGTATTCCAGATATATTTGTAGTTACTATAGTTGGCTCTAAAGAAGAGTTACCATTTTTATCTATTGCTCGTATTAAATATGATCCTACCCTTGCAGGTACTATAGCATGATCGCATTTTCTTCTTACACATCTCACTAAATTTGTTGAATTTATCCAATCAGCACCAGAAGTAACATCTTGAAATCTAATATCATAAAAAGAAATGTCTAAATCTGTGTTTGCACTTGGTGGTGTCCAAGTCAATTTGAGATGGTCTTGACCATGTAATTCAACTGCAAAATCTTCAATATTTGAAGGTGGTGCAACTCCACCCACAATAATTCTTGAAGCTGAAGTATATGTAGATGCAATACCCAATGTATTGATTGCTCTGGCTCTAACATTATAGGTTTGACCATCAATAACATTTAACAATTCATATTCAGTTTGAATACCTCTCCCTACTATTTTAAAATTTGTTTCATCAGATTTTTTTGCCTCTACTTGATATTCTCTTACAAAATTGTCTGTCGAAGCAGTCACAGTTATATTTAATTTAGTAATAACAACTCCATCTGCATACTCTACTAATTCGTCTGTTAATGTGATTGCTTGTGGTGGTGATATAGATAAAGGGTTTCCAAGATTTGTATCTGGTATCGTTGGAACTGCTGATTGAGTAGCAAAGGTATAAAAATTATCTTGATGCTCTGTAAGGTTCAGATTTACAGTATGATCTTTGTTCAAAGTAACACCAGATACCCTAAATGGTTTTGCTGAAAAAGAAGGTGTAGAATGAGTTATTGAAACAATATCACCTACAATCAAATTCATAGCCTCTCCACTAGCTTTCAAAGAAACTCTTAAAGAATTTCTTGACCTTCTTAAAATTATTTCTGCATGTTCTTGTGCTTGATGAAAAGATGTAATACCCCCTAAAGAAAACCTACCCTCTAATAATTCACCGCCATCTGCTGTTTTCATGGTGGCATGTTGATCTGCTGTTGCTAATGAACTATCATCATTTGGTGGAAAAGAAGCTGTATTAGTTCTAAAATTATGATCTATGTCTGGAAAGTCTATTAAGACTCTATTGTATTTATTTGTTTTATCTTCACTTTGTATATTTATGCCACCAATAATATCACTTTCAGTAAGTGTCATTACACTTGATCCTGTGGTTTCTATTATTAATTTATACTTACCGCTAGAGTAACTAAGAA